CAGGACGCGGAAACGGAAAGCACATTAGAAGAATTATATAAGGAGCTAGAATGACCGCAAACCAGTCAAATCAATTAGTTAAAAATCCAAATACCAAAAAGGCCATAGCCATTTTACAGCGCTTTGATGCTAAGGAAGCGGCTTATAAGGCTGCCGAGAAGGAAGCCAAAGAAGCTACCGAACTTATTAAAAATGCTATGATCGAAGCCGGCGTTCCTAAAATAGAAATTGATCTGCCAAACGTAACCGGTTACATCACGCTCGCGGAGCGCACCAATTACAAGGCCGAGGACTTGAGCGAAGTGGACGAGCAGTACACCAAGCCGGCGCTTGATACTGATAAAGTCAAGGCGCAGCACACGCTGACCGGCCAGTTGCCAGTTGGTGTTATCGAGTCCAAGACTCAGTACATCACTAAGAAATTTAAGGCGGTTGAGTAATGAGTAAACCACGAGAATTAACTGATTTACCGGCGTTAATTAAACGAGTTAGATCAATCATTGAAGACACTCAAAAACATCGGGGCGGCACGCAGTCAATGAATAATCCTTTAGAAATTCATTTGTATAATATGGCAACAGCCTACAAGAGACAGCTTGAAGGGTTTTGCGCTATGCTAGAAGATGCTAATGGTACTTATATGCAGGAGCAAAAATAATGGAAAATCATAAAAACATTATTTATTTTATAGCCGGTTGGCTTTTATTCCAGTTTATAGTAATTGGCATTGTATCAGCTTGGCAGTATAACCAAATTGTCAAACGAACTTATGACTGTAGCATAAATGAGACTGTACCAGAGCCATTTGGTGCTATTTTTCCTCTGGTTGCTTTTGTGCCTGACAGCGCTATTTACCAACATTACTGTGAAGGCCAGTGGCCAGTAAGTAAGGCTAGGTAATGGCTAAGCGTCAGCTAATCACCATAGATATCACCTTCAAAGATAATTGGAGCGAACTCGACACCAAAGAAATCTTGAAGCTGATAGTGGATAAGGGCGTTAAGAATGTTCAGATTACTAATGTTTACTAATGTAAATAAACGAAAGGAAGCAAAATAATGGCCCGATTAATATTTGTGCTAGGCAATCCCGGCACTGGCAAGACCACAAGCTTGCAAAACTTAAAAAAGGAAGACGTCAGCTATATCACCGTAACCGGCAAAGAGCTGCCATTCCGCAGCACCATCAAGCCTGTACCGGTTCGCGCTATGAGCGAAGTGGCCAAAATGGTTATTGCTAGCAAGAAGCCAATTGTGGTAATTGACGACACCAATTACCTGTTCACCAAAGAAGTATTTGGCGCCAAAGAGTCAGAAGACAAGTGGGGCGTGTACGATAAAATTAGCAAGGACTTTTACCAAATTGTTCAGGCAATTTTAAACAAAGACACCGAGCAAAACTTCTACCTGTTTGGCCATCTCGAAGATCCGGATTCAAGCACGTTGGCCCTCAAAACACTGGGCCAAGCCACGCGCAAGAATAATAACCCGGAGGGTTGGACAAATATTGTCCTTGAATCAGCGGTGGAGCTTGACGAGTTTGTGTTTAAGGTTAAAACTGATGGCTCAGGCGTCAAGTCGCCGATGGAAATGTTTGACTCAACTACGGTTCCGAACGATCTAAAATTAGTGAACGAAAAAATTAATGCTTACTACAAAGGAGGCAAATAGTTATGGAAGATTCAGCACAAAGGGAAATGCCAAAATATCAATCACACAAAAAAGTTTGGGCTTTGAAAATAGCTAAAATTGATAGAGATATTGACGCAGCTAAGGAACAAGAGCGTGAAACTGATGGTAGTGCCATTATCACCCCAGCAGATGAAGGCTACGGAGCTTTTACTGTTGATGGTCAGTATATGCATAAGCATAATCCTCAAGTTGGTGGCTACTATGTTGTCTACCAAGATGGCTATAAGTCATTTTCACCGGCTGAAGCTTTTGAAGATGGGTACACAAGAATCTAATGAAAGACATACCCGGCTTTGAAGGTTTATATGCTATCACTGAAGATGGCCGAGTATGGGGCTACAAGAAATGGCGTAGTCCTGCCGGTTGGCGCAAGACTGTCATTAACTGGTCTGGTTATGAGCGTATTCAATTACGCAAAGGCGGCAAGTATTATTACTCTGCTGTTCACAGGTTGGTTGCTATGACGTATGTTCCAAATCCTAGTAATTATTCTGAAGTCAATCATATTGACGGTAATAAACAGAATAATAGGGTGGAAAATCTTGAGTGGTGTACGCACTCTCATAACATACAACACGCAGACCGAACCGGACTACGCAAGGTAGCTTCTGGTAAAGATCACTATCAAACTAAGCGAAAATTAATTTTAGAAGGAGTATAGATATGGGATTATTTGACGAGGTGTTAGATAACGTAGGTGAGCCGTATAGCGGTGGCGGCAAGGGTTTTGAATACGGTACTCACGAAGTTCTGATCATGTTAGCTGAAGCTAAAAGCAAAGACACCAAGAAAGCCAAAGACTGTGCAATTGTTGAAGTCCAGGTATGTGGCAAGGAAGACAACACCAGGGAGGCTACCTGTACGCTCTGGTTCCACACTGAGGGCGCGGCTAAAATGTCCGTTACCAAAGTGCTAGGCATGATCGTACATAATGTTGGTGAAGAGAAAAAAGATGCCGTCCGGGAGCTTGGCAAGAAATTGTTTGGTAGCATTGAAGATCCAATCAAGGCTCGTGATGTTGCTGCTAAATTGATGCAAGATAAGCTGATTACCAAAGAAGCTTACCTAGTTGCTGAACCGCAAGGCAAGTACTCCACTACCAGCTACGGCGATTTGTGGCACTACGCGGCTGTACCGCAAAATGAGCCAGCCAGTGTAGAAGCGGCAACTGGTGGCGAAGACATTACCGGTACTAAAGAAGCTGAAAACTTGCCAGACTTTGACGATAAGAAGTTGGAGGATCTGTAATGGCTACTAGAACTACACCACGTAAGAAAAATGAGGGATTTGTTGGCTTACAGCTAACCCCTGACTTGCTGAAGAAGCTGGATGCTAAAGTTAAAGCTACCACGCTCAACCGCAGCCAAATAATCCGCATGGCGATTATTGAATACTTGAAGTAAATATAGCTGGGGCCTCTAATCTGTTGTGAGTGAGGATAGCTACGGAGCGCGCGGAATAAACCTACATCACCTTCGGGTGGTGGGTAATAGGTATCCCCAGTGTCTAAAATATAAAGTCAAACACCAGATGTAGCGTGGTGCAAAAGCGTAAGCGCAGGGGTATGATAGAGGGTACACATGGCAAAAGATGAAATAATAAATCCGGACACTTCGGAGTTATCAACGACCAAAGAGAAAATGTCTATCAAGGCTAAACAGGCCCAGGCAATTACTCAAAAATATCGTATTGTCCGGTTCAGGGGTGCGGTGCTTTACCGCGCTGATGCCGGCTGGGAGCCTCTGTCCTTTGATGAGTTTGCCCGGATATGCTACACCGTACACGGTGCCAGCATACGCCAGACACAGATCAAAGACCTCCAGCATTTATTCTTTACCAGTTCAGATGATTTGACCAAGTACGCTCACTACATAGCCATGCCGAACGGCCGGGTGTGGAATATGAAAACGCTAAAGTTTACTGACAAGGTATCGCCTGAAGATTGTGTTTACACCACCTCTATCAATCCAGGCGAAGGCAACTCGCACCGTAAGTGGCTCGAAGAGGTTACACTTGGCGACACCGCCTTAGCTGATGACATTATCAAGGCCATAGCGCCAGTATTCATGCACAAGAAGCCATTTGGGGTGTTCTGGTTCCTGGGTAACGGTGCTAATGGTAAATCAACCACCCTCAAGGCTCTGTACGCTATATTTGGCTCTGAGGCGCCATATACGCATAATCGGTGGTTTAGCCAGCTTACCGTCAAGCAGATCGAGGATGAGCGCGATACGCCGATGATCAATGGCCGGCTTGGTAATATTTGTCTTGAATCCAATGATGGCCATGTCAAAGACACCGGCGGCTATAAGAATTTGGCAGAGCATAGTACCTTCAACGTGCATAAGTTTAATAGTCAGGACGGGGTTCAGGTGGATGGCAACGTGCATACTATTTTCAACGCTAATAATATCCCTACTTTTGCTGATAAGACTCAAGGTGTTAGGAGAAGAACTTTCACCATTCCGTTCAAAGCAGCGTTTACGCAAGATAACACCTTTGACGAGAAACTATTTGCTCAAGAGGACTTTTTACCTGATCTGTTAGGTGAAATCTTACGGACCACTGTAGAGATCCGAAAGCATGGCTACAGCTACGACTTCAGCGAACAGACGTTAGCGGCCAAGCAGGATTACGATGAAGAGGTAAACACCGCCGAGACTTACTTCGAAGAATTGGTTGCTACTGAGGTATGGGGCTTCACCAACTTCACCAGTCTTACCAAAGATTATCAATTATGGTGTGATGAGCGAAGTTACACCGCGCTTGGCAAGAAGGCCATTGCTCACGCCGCTAAGATCATGGGCTACGAGCGGTCATCATTCCGTCAAGATGGCAAGCTAATTACCCGGTATGTTTGTGAAAAGTGGGATCCCGAAGACTTGGTAGAATTAACACAGCGATGGGGTATGTTCCAGAAGGAAGATAGCAAAATTGAACTGGATGTCAAAGAAGATAATGTTGATCAGCATTACGATAATCTAATAATGCAACTGTAATGGCTAGCCTCAAAACCCGGTTCGAAGAAATCATACACATGGAATGGGGCGAGTTTGTAGCGCTTGAGCATAACAAATCGGCCAGTGTTGATGACGTTGTACTCTGTTCGCTGATCCGCGCTTGTGCTGAAACTGATGATATTGCCGCCATCAAGCTAGCGTTCGACCGTGTGGACGGTCTACTTGAAACGCTTATAGAGATCAAAGTACCGAAGTTTTATACCCGATACGTCAAGGCCAAAGAGATTGAGCCAGGTCCAAAGCAAATAGAAGGCCCAGGCGATGCTAAAAAAGACGATCCGACAAGTTATGACCCTGCTACCGCTAAACTGCGTGAAACCCTTAAGGAAATGCGTAGTTTGCCCCGTGATGTGATACGGGTGATCCTGCTTTATCGAAAACGGATTGATAAAGGTGTAACTGTAGAGACACAACCGAAGGTGAAAGCTGTTATTGTGGCCAACTTGCTCAAGCACGTTACCAAAGGACGGTATCGAGCCATTGAGCTAGTGTTTGACCAGATTGACGGTAAACTGCCTAAAGCGATCAGCTTGTTAGGTGGCAGCGATGTTTATGTCGATGACTATACTGAACTGGTGGCGCCGGCCCACTCTGTACTGGGTGAGGATGGTATATACTATGCTGAAAACCAACTAATGACTAACGCTTGGCTTCGCGGCTTCGCTCAAAGTCAGAAGGGGCTAGAAATACTGGCCGAGGGCTTAGACGATGAGCAGCGAAACTAAACTACAGGCTGAA